CTTGTGAGGCGATTCTTAAATGCTTCTCTGGTTGCTGGTATAAGTTCAGCAGTTGCGATGGCGTGATCGCTTTTAAGTGTAAGGTTATCTGACAACCACGAATAGATCGTTGGTCTAGGGATTCCAGTTTGCTCAGATGTAAGGCTAATGTTGCCGCCATTGGCTTCAAGCGCAATTAAGGTGTCTGCGCGTTGTTGTTCCGTGTAAGCCATGTCTGTCATCTTACAGTATTTGTAAGTAAGAGGCGTTCATCCAAAAGGTCGTCTATCGCTTCTTGGATAGTTTGGCGTTTGCGCCAGTCCATGCGGTTTCCGTACTGGTCAATTTTGAGGCGGTCATTGAGATAGCCAATAGCTTCGTCAAGTTCGGCAATTGTGATGTCCGATTCTATGACCACAAGTAGGCTCGCTTTCGTTGAGCCTTCGCTAGTGTAGAGAATTCCACTCTAAATACATAATAGCACATCATTGCAAATCAAACAAATCGCTTCATGTGCTTGAGCGCTCTGCGCTTGTCGTAAGCCTTCTGTAAGGTATCAAGGTCGTAAAGGTCGTTGTCAGCTTCAATGCGATCTTCCTTAATCCAGCGCATAACAGTTCGGTTGGTGACCGAGTAGAGCATTGAGGCTTGGACTATTGAAATCTTAGGCATCAGAATAAAGTCTTTTCTTGGTTCTCTTTAACCCAGTTGATTCGTGCCTCGGCGATCTTGATGTATTCCTCAGACTGCTCAATGCCGATAAAATCAAAGCCGTCAAGGATTGCCGCCTTACCTGTTGAGCCACTTCCCATGAACGGGTCTAAGACTGTGCCGTTGGGTGGTGTGACGAGCTTGCAAAGATAACGCATGAGGTCGGTTGGCTTGACTGTTGGGTGATGGTTGGCCTTGACCGGATTGACGAAAGTACGGTCAGGACAATCGCAACCATCAAGAACCGAAGCGCTGCAAGTGGCGCACTTACGAGCTAAGCCGTTGCCCTTGGCTCCAACTTCTTTGCCGACAACGCCATCCAACCCCTCATTCCTGTCGCGCTTGCTTGCCTTGGCGCAGTAGAAAAATCGAGCTGCGGAACCTGAGTCGCCCATTGCTCGAAACCCGCCCTCGGTTTCTTGACCACTAGCGAATGCCGTATTTACTGATTGCCCACGCTTTGCGGGATACGCGCCGCCTTTTGAGTCAGGAAACAACTCAACAACCTCATCGCTGCCATCGTGAATGATGTTGGCTGGCCAGCGACCTGATGGCTTGTAATCGCCAAGATCAACGGTGTGCTTTGCGCCTTCAGAAATGTACTTGCCGCCGTCGGCTGAAATGTTGGTGGTGACTGGCTTATCCCACGCTTTCTCAAATCCATCATCGCTAGGAACGCGTGCGGCTTCAATGTTCAGCCCACCAGTTCCGTATGTGAGGACATTGTTAGCGACAGTACCGATCAAAGGCTTGCGGGCTAAGACCATTGGTTCGTGGGCGGGTTTAAGAGCAGTACCCCAACCTTGCCATTGCTTTGCAGATTCAGTTGATGGTGCGGTGATTGCAACCATTTCTTGACCGCCAGCATCGCCATCTTTCCAATTACTTCCACCCAATGCTCGACCCGTAACCTTTTCACCAACAACTTCACGCTCTGCACCTGCCGCCTTATCAATCGCCTTGCTGACATCGAGTGACTTAGGAAACCCTGAGCCGTAAATCCACATGATCTGGTCGCGGATTTCAAAGCCAGCATCCTCAATCGCAACTGCCATTCGGTGATAAGTGCGAGAACCGGAAAATGCAATCAAGTGACCGCCGGGCTTGAGTACGCGCAAGGCTTCTGTCCAGACTTCAACATTAAACGCGATTCCAGATGAATCCCAACTCTTACCCATAAAGCCCAGCTCGTAAGGTGGGTCTGTGACGATGGAATCCACCGAGTTGTCGGGCATTTCCTTCATCGCTGCTATACAGTCATTATTGATGAGTTTCAAGCACTTTTCCTAACAATCTCCAACGGGTTGAATCCCAAACTGTATCGCAGACCCGGCACTTAACTTCTAACGAGCGCTCCAACTGCTGAGGATTGATCTTAAGGCTCGCACCGCAAGGCTTTCCATCATCCCCAACAGTCGGACACTTACCCAACACTATATCCTCTGACTTATGGCCTAAGACCATTTTGATTCTGTTGGTCGTGATAATAATTGTCCGAACGAGCTTATCTGCCTCTGGGTATTCAGATCGAATCCACTCAGAGCGCTTAGAGATGTATTGCGTAGTCAAGATGATTCGGGCAAGTTCATCCATACGGCGCTCGCCAGTCCAAGTAATTTTCATCTCTTGGCGAATCTCGCGCATCTTTTGTTCATGCTCCATAAGTGGCACAGAAATCCCCCCAGATCGTAGGTGTAGCGTTTCTAAGCGTACTGGTATTGGCGAGGATTCCCCGCTACCTGATACGCGCTCGCCTTGAGTGCCTTTGCTTGGCAGCAACTCTGCTTCAAGCTCTTTGTATCGTGTTGGAAACTTAACAACTTCAGACATGGCAAATTGCCAGCAACTATCACAAACTGAATACTCAGATGCTCGCCGACAATTTACACACTTCACTTTTGACGAGCTGCCTTTACCGCCTCAACATCCTCGCGGTTGTAAAAGACCTTCTTACCTTCACGCTTTACCCATACAAGAATCTTGCGATACTGCAACTGGTAGAGGTGATTGGCTTTAATGCCAAGGTGTTCTTGAACTTCTTTAGAGGTCATGAGTTCCATGAACTACCCCATGAAGGCTCATCTTGAACTGGCTTTTGGCGAGCACCACGAAGGGCTTGCGCTTTAAGTGGTTCGGTGATCTTTGTTGCCTTGATCTCGTATGAAATCTTGCGTGTGCCATCTTTAGCATCGTATTCGGTGATTACTAGATCGCCAGTTACTTCTAATTTCTGACCCTTAGTAACTGCATCAGCAACAACTTCTGCTTGACGACCTGTTACTGATACGCCGTACCAAATAGTCAGACCATCCTGCCACTCGCCACCTTTGTTAAAGCGTTGAGAATCTGCAAGTGAAAAGTTTGCTACTGCGAAATCGCCGTTCTTGCCCTTAATAAACTTTAGTTCTGGGTCTTTACCAACTGCGCCCGTTACTGTGATTGTTGCCATCCTGCTCTCCCTCTATGTATGTTCCGTCTTGCGCCAACCTTACAGGATTTTTACCAAAGATGCTTACAAGCACATCCTCTGGATTGTCCCATTGACTGACCATCCAACCTTTTTCAGTAGCTTCTTTAGGGCGCAAGTGAATTGAGTGTGTACCGAGGTTATGGCATTTATGGCAGACTGCTACGAGATTAGCAACCTCATCTTTACCGCCTCGGCTTTTTAACTTCCGGTGGTGTAGCGCCAAGTCGTGCGATGGAACACCGCAACGCTCACAAAACCCACGCGCTCTCGCCAATACTGTTTCGGCGATTTGTTTATCCAATAATGCCGTAGATTTCTCTTGAACTAAAGATTTTGTAATCCTGACCATCTACCTTGATAGGTACGCCTGAGTGCTGGTGGAATGTCACGCGATCGCCAACTGCGATATCTAGCGCAATGCGAACGCCGTTTTCGTATCTGCCGGGGCCAACTGCAACAACAGTTCCCTCTTGTGGTAGTTCTTTGGCTGAATCAACAAGGATAATTCCTGATGTTGTCTTTTCCTCGATTGGGTCAAGCTCAACAACAACTCTATCTTCTAAAGGTTTAATCATTTCCATTTCTCCTGTTCGTAATACATAAAGGGTGGTGCGGTGTACGGGTCTTTATTGGCTGCGATCTCCAATGCCTTCTTCATGCTCGCTCCTGCTTTAAGCGCTCCGATAGCCAGCGAACTTCCTGAGCCAATACCATATATACCATCAATATCAAGGCAAATGGCAAAGTCATCACTAATGTCAAATATCTGCCCACCAAGCGCAATAAGAAATGCAAAACCGCTTTCGTCATCTTTAGCCTCATCCCACTTGTAATCATTGTCTTTGAAAGCGCGCTTCATTGACGGCACAACTTTACTTGCAAAGAAGTGGTACAAGTCTTTTTTATCTTTATCTGTCGGGTTAGGTGGCGACCATAAGTGCTGAATGATGTCGCAAGCTGAACTCAAGCCAGCCCCGGCGATTATGTATTGACCGCGCTCTACGACTTTCACCATCTGCGGGTGAACATACTTGCGGTTAGATGTGACCAATGAATCCGCGCCGATAACGGCTTTGGTCGGAAATTCTTTGCCTACTATCGTGGTCACTTGCGAATCTTAACAGAAGGGAGCGCTCCCCTCAGAGCGCTCAACCTTCTCCATCGCCGAGTGAACGGCCTCGGCAATCTCAGGAATCATGCTCGACTCGTAGTCGGTGATGATCTCTGTACCCATAGACTAATAATAGCCATGCTTCAAGTGAAACTTGAGTGCGTTGCAGCTATTCCCATAACGGGAATTTATGTAGCGCAATCCGTACTGCACCTGAACTACTGGGTTTGAAGTCTTTATGAAGTTGTAGGTTTTCCAAGTCTGATTAAGGAATTGGAATATGCCGTAAGCCGAGGAGTGCGGGTTTTTAGCCTTAGCGTTCCAATGGCTTTCTAGCTTCACCAAGCGATCTAAGCAACTGAACTCTTTGGGCGTTAGCAGGGTTTGAGCGTAAGCGCGAGGCTGATGCACAAATTCCTGCATAGGCGAGAGTTTAGGCTCAAAGGCTATGGCTGGTGTTGCGAACGCAATCCCTACGGCTAGAGCCGCTACTAGAAGGGAGCGCTTTGAGAGCTTTATTATGCGCCAATCTCTCCCCCTCTTGATACTTCGATGGCGGTTGCCTTACCTTTAGTTGAGGTAGCCATTTTCGGCTCCTTTCTCTTTTGGTTACTTGCTAGTGTACGGCAGGTTGAGCATAGGGTGTCAAACACCCACATCCCGCAACCCTTACAACGGGCAATCTTGCGCTCATTCATTTAGTTCACGCTCAATCGCTTGAATAGTGGCGCAGGGATAAGCAACATGAACTACTGAAGTCGTACAGGCTTTGCATAGCCCGTAATTTGGCTTGTGCAAGTTTATTTTTGCCAGCAATTCATCGTGAGTCATAACTACCATTTCCAAATCTTGCGAGTGTTGGTTGGTTTGTAACCCGGTGGAAGAACTGCGGGAATTGCAGGGTAGTGCTTTGATGCTTCTAACTCAGCCGCATCACCAAGATAAGTGCAAATACACTCATCGCTGTTTCTATCGTGACGAAATCGCAAGCAAATCTCTGCTGCTTCAGCCACATTTAATTTAGACATTATCTGCTCGTTCATTTCATCGCCTCAGCTACTAATTCGGCAAGATCGTCAAGGCTTCCAGCGTTCTTGATAACACGATCAAACTCCCAGTTGTCTAGCGCGTGTTCTGAGATGTGGTCATTTACTGGGTCAATGTCAGGGCGCTCAACACGCCAAATCTCGCCATGATTCCACTTGATGCCGTAATACTCGTTGCCAAATCGAACATCTGTCACGACCACCTTGTCGTGGAAATCCAAACTATCAAGCACTTTCATAGCCCAAACATCCTCGCCAAACTGCTTGCGACCTACCTCTGTGCCAAAGACTTGCAGCAAGCGCCGGACTTCAAAGTTCTTTTTAGCAAAATCCCACCCGTACTCATCTACAAGATCAGCAACGCGGATGCGATCTGACACCAAAGGGTTTAGCTCGTAGAGAGCATCACGAATAGCATCGGCAAAGGCTATGCGCTTGTAGCCATAAAGATCAACGAGAACCTTGGCAACTTCATCCTTGCCAGACCCGGCGCGACCACTCAATCCAATAATCATTCTTTACCCCATTCAATTCCTACCCAAAATAAAACTAAGTCAATGCCAATTCCCCATCGGTCAATTCTTATGCCGAAAGCAGTAGAGCGCTTAAACCAACCTGTGTGAAAACTCATGGCTTTGCCCCCCAACCATTTCCGCGAAAGTGTGCAGGTGTTGGGCGAATGACCTTCTGCATTTGCTTCTGGCAAAGTGGGCAATCTGGTACTGAGTTATCCTCAAAGGTCTGATACATCTCGATTGAGGAACTATCGTCATAACACTTGTATTCGTATGTAGGCATTAGAACAATCCTGTCTGTGTGATTTCAGTTGATAGCCAAACGATGCACTCGTTGTTGTTGGCGTTCAGGCGTGTCTTGCCTGAGTCGTAGATCAAGCCATCTTTGAGTAAAGATAGGCGAGTTGGGCGAAGGGTATCGCCGGACATTTTGAGAGCCTGTTGGAGTTCTTGATCGGTTGCGCCGTACTCCTGTTTGTCAAGAATCAACTGATAAACCTTGGCGCGGTTAGAGCCAAATTTAGGTCTAGCCTTCTCATAAGCTGCTGCCGATGTCGCTCTCACTTCTCACCCAACGCAATCTGAGCGCAGAGGTCTTGCACTTGTAGCGCGACATTCTCAATGCCCAACTTGACCAACTTCTTGCGGTCTTGAGTGACGGGTAGCGCGCAAATCTGCTCATAGATTTCTAGTCGAGTTTGAGCGCGGATGACATTGATGACTTTCTTAAGAATTTCTTGACCCTCTGGGGTATCAAGCACCAACTGATTATCTTTGACTGACCAATGCTGGTCTTTGCACATAACCTTCACGATAAATCTCCATCCTCAAAATAAATGAGCGCAAACGCGATCAACATGACTAACGGTATTCCAAAATAAATAATAAACATTATCGCTCCCAACCTAAATCCTCTGGGTCAGCAAATCCCATGTGGGCGATGAGCTGGCAAATGCCTTCCTCGCAATCCTCGCAAGGCTTGTCTTTCTCCATGTCACTCATCGGATATCCTCAAATCCCTCAGAGATGCCAAAGACTGAATATGGGTCAAACGGCCCCCAAGGTTCGCCACACTTGCTGAACTCACACTCAAGGCAAGTTTGGTGGTAATCGCAGAGGTGACATTTGACCTCTTCAAAGTCGTGTTTCTCGCAAATCATATCGTTGCTCCATCCGGCGAGATGTAATCGGTGAGCATTAGGTAAGAACCTGTTGCGGTGTCAAAGTGTGTTTCAGACTGAAACCCTAGTGATGCCAAGTATTGCTGGCAGACAAGAGTTTCAAGGTAGCGATCTACCCAGTACGCCATCTTGTAGGAGAAGTTGGTTGTTACTGGTTCAAAGCGGTGTTGCTTGATAAGCCAGTCTTTGCCCCAACGCATCGCGGTATCGGCAATGCGGTCAAAATCCTCGGCGGTAATTGTCATTGTGATAGTAACCATTTATGCCACCACTTTTTTAGCAATTTTTACTTGTGAAAACTTAACGCCATTTTCTTGAGCAAACTTACGCTTTGCATCGTTGATTGCAGTTTTGCGTTGTTTTGTAGCTGCAAGATTTGTTAGCACGGCAATAACATTCGCAAGACTTTGAGCTGTTGCCTCGTCATCTGTTTCGTATTGTCCAAGCCAGTCAGCAGCAAACATCAAATCGCCAACTGATGCATTTGTTCCTTTTAGGTTCCAGTTTTCTACTGTTTCGTAGTTCATTTGTAGCTCCTTGCCGGTTCTCCGTTCGTTCCCCGACAAGACAAAACTTACGCCGATTCCTTACAGAAAGCAAGGGTTATTTCAAAGATTTTTAATTTATTTTTGTTGCGTGTATCACCGAACAGATGTTCGATTAAATGCAGTCAAAACTGTCCGAAATCTCGATATCCACGCCCGGCTGGTCTGAGTATTCCTTGCTGGCGGTGATCTTGATGACTTGAGCATCATCGGCAAAAGCGACCCCTGTTAGCCCGTCATTGACCCCTCGGATGTATTTATCAAGGTCTGGCGCAACTGTTGGATGCTCGCGCTTGACGGATTTAGGGCGCTTTACTCGAAATCGCATAGTTATCTCAATCGGGTCGAGGATTGGGGTACAACCAGCGAGTCTAGCGGCATTAGCAATATCAGCGCGCCAAGCCGCTAACTCAACTGCCTTGTTATGAATCATGCGCCCGTGTCCAACATGCCTCATTGAGCCTTGTTGGATTGGAGTGCCTTCCACGCTGAACTTAAAGCTCAATCGTCACAATCTCGTCAGAAAGCACAAAACGGGTGCGACCTGCGCCCATTGTGTCGCGCAAACGCAATTCCTTGCCAATGCGCTCTTCTTCGATCTGAATTACCTGCCAGCGATGACCATTGATGACCAAGGTATCACCGACCTCAAGCTGCTCTGCCTTGCAGATGTGTAAGGTGTTCACAATTATCCCCCTCAGGATTAGTAAGACTTACGAGTTAAAGTGTGACATAAACCGCTTATCGGCGCAAACTAGACCTGACACTTTCGGGCATAGGAACGCCCTTAGGAACATCATCAGCCGTGAACTTAGGTGGAAGTATGGTAGGCGCGCTAAAAGTGGCTCTAAAGCCAACCTGAGGCGATTTAGGGGGTAGTGGGTCGTCACTCCATGACCCACGATTAAGCCAAGTCGCCGGGTGAGCCGTGTATTCAGGCTCGCGGTTAGGGTCTTGGGCGTAACGGGTTGCCCCTTCAAGGATTTCAGCTGCCGAGGCACTTTTAAGCGCTTTGGCGTAAGCCTTGAGAGCATCTGCTTTTCCGACCTTTCTTGGATAGACAGACCAAAACTCATCAAATGTATCTGTCTTCTGTATTCTGTTTTCTGTTTCTGTTTCTGTTTCTGGTACTCGTACATTTTGCGTAGTACGGTTTCTGTACGAGCGTACACGCTCTCGTTCAGCATCCTTTTTAGCCTGAACATCGGCTCGACTGGTCTGGTGTTCGCAGTAGTCGTGAATCTGCATCCCACCATCGGCAATGTCCCAAAGTCCGGCATCAACCAGCTCTAAATGCGCCAAATCCCCATCAAGGCGCTTGACTACCGCTTGAGCCAAAAAGCCATCTGTTAGGTACTGGTTGGCGTAGCACAAGCCTTCAATGTATAGGCGAAAGGCGCTATTGCTGAGTGGCAGGATTTTCGGGTTGTTGGGAAGTGTGTCGTCTAATTTAATCCAAGTCATTTCAGCGTTGCCACCGACTTGATCGCCAAGTTGAATATCGAGTTAATCCATTCGGCATAAGACTCCGGCTCTATTTCCTCAGGGTTCACCAACTTGCGCCTAGCCTTTTCTAGCGCATCCATGACTTCTTGGCGATACTCCTTGTTGCCAGCCTTGACCATCTCGATAAAGGTTTGATCTTGCTCCCAAATGCGAAGCAGCTCTAATTCGTGGTGGCACTCTCGACCATCTTGGCACTTTTCCTCATGCACTTTTGTCACGATATTAGCCACGATCTGTGTAGGTGTAGTCACTTCTAACCCTTTCCACTTTTGAGGCTTCGATAACATCAGCAAAGGGTATGCCAGCGTTCTCAAAAGCATCTCGCAACCCGCCGACTCGCGGATTGTCAATGTTTCCGTTTTCAATCATTCGCCGTTCTTTAGCAGTTGTGCCACCCATAAACGCCCACCTGTCTTTGTCGGCAAAAGCCCACATCAGACATTCTTGGCGAATCGGGCAAGCAAAGCACACCTTGCGAATCATCTGCCGATCAACTTTGATCGCTTCTAAATTTTCATCCTCTTCAAAAAATAAATCTGTGGCAATTCCTCGGCAGTTAGCCTTCTTCCACTCGATCTCTTCCCAAGTTATTTTCCGGCGCAAGTTTCCCCCCAATATGAACAGTATTCTCGACAAAAGAAAGCGGCTGATCGTTCTGGCGCTGGTGGGGAAGTCATCGCCTTTACATCTGCTACCCATGCCCTAGCCTCATCAACAAGCTTCGGGTTGTAGTCATCTTCCCACGCAACAATGTCGCTCATCTTGCCATCACGCGGAATGAATACAAGACCCACTCGCTTGACGGGATACTTCTGAGCAATCAAACTCGCGTAGATATTGACCTGCATTTTCTGTTGCTTTGTAGGCAAACCGCCCTTGGCAAGTTTTGCCAGCGTGACAGTTTTCCAGTCATAAACAGTTTCAGCATTGCGTGAGTAGAAATCCACATGACCCTTGAAGTGTTCATCCTCAAACGCTTCTTCAAGCAAGAAATCCTCGCCAAAGACATCGTAAGACTTAAGCGCTTCGTAGATCGAGGCGTGGATTGCCGTACCCATAATCGCAGCTAGAGATTCGGTGTTGGTGTTGCACTTAGGCGACTGGTTGAGAATGTGCCAAGCCTGAGCGCGACAACCCCCAACCGAACTAGCACCTAGCTCAACCTGAACCGAGCGATCTCGTTGTGAGTCGGCTTCTTTCAGCGCGACTTGTAAGGTTTTGACGATATCCATTAGTAGCCGCCTAAGCAGTTCTTGGATTTGGTGTGACGGCGATATTGCAGGGCATACATGGTTTTGGTTGGCGCAAATAGATCAACCTTGCAAGCACCGCAGTTGCCATACCACTCATCGGCTTGAAGGTCGTGGGTCATTGATGCATCTCCGACCTAATAAGTGCTGCTACTGAGCGAGCAATATCCACCTGCAACTGTATGCGCTTGGCGTTCTCCTTTGATGCCTTGACCGAGGCTTCAGCGTAGGCAAGTTCAGTATGTTCGGTTGCGTTATCAAGTAGCGCATTATCCTCGCGCTCACCAACTGTGTAGTTCTTTCCAGTAGGCGATGAAAGACCCGCGTACTTCATACGAGATTTTGCCATTGCAATCTCCAAATGAGATTTTCTAACAAGGTACTGCTCATCTGCCGTAGCCAAATCTTTATAGGCTTCGTCATATTCCTTGCTGAGTGAGATGAGTCGTGCTTCAACTTCTGCTGGTGTAGCCATTACGCCACCAACACAAACAGAGCGTAGAGCGGTGCAAAGAAAACTGTTCCCCAAAAGATCACGCGCACAAAGTCGCGGATTACATAATAAGAAACTGGGTGCTTGGCGGTATCAACTGAGTCGTAGATAGTCATTACTTCTTCTCCAATACTGTTTTGCGGGCGGTGATAACTGCGTTGAGAGTCTTGCCGTTGATGACTACTGCAAGAAGTCCAGCATCCTTAGCGCCTGTGTAGAAATCTTTAAGTTCCTCGATTGTTTCAATGGTTGGGATTTGATCGTACGCTTCCTTAGCAAGCGCAAGCAGTTCAGGTGAAACTTCTGGCTCTGCCTGACGGCGTTCAACTTTTTGCATCTCTTCGCGTGATGGGCGCTTGCCCTTCGCTGCAAAGCCACCATTAGCAAGTGCGCGACCTAGCGCAGAGGTTTCACAGTTCTCAACCCATGCATCACGATTGACACCAGAGTTTGATTTGATTTCTTCGGCAATACCGGTAGCGATTGGGTTTAAGTCATTGCGTTCTGCATAGATTGAAGCGATCATCAAGATAGATGATTCGGTCTTTTCTAGCACCTGTGTTTGAGTGCGACCTGTTGGGTACTTCTCCCAAAAGCGCTCAAGGCGTGTTTCTACTGTCTCATAATTGTCTAGGTTGTAAGCCATAGCCGTTCCTTCGTTCAGGTATGCCCCTGTTGGCATTGGCTCAACTGTAAGGCAAGGCGTAAGGC